GCACCAGTTGGACCAGTTGCACCATCAGCACCAGTTGCACCAGTTGCACCAGTCGCACCAGTTGCACCAGTTGGACCAGTTGGACCAGTTGCACCAGTTGGACCAGTTGGACCAGTTGCACCAGTTGCACCAGTTGGACCAGTTGCACCATCAGCACCAGTTGCACCAGTTGCACCAGTCGCACCAGTTGCACCAGTTGGTGCAACAACACCACGCTGGACAATTTTTCCAGTTGATGAATTTCTAAATAAGGCTTTGTAAGTTGTTGTGTCTTCGTTTACAAAAGGTGGTTGAGTTACTAAAAAATAACTAGGTGCTTCCCAAGACAGCTTCACAAAGTCAGTTTGGTAAGTTCCACCACTATTCATGTTGATTTCTGAAAAATAATTTGGTAATTGATACCAAGTAAGTTGTGTTCCGCTATTAGTTGAAAACATTCCACCGCCAGATGTTCCGCCTGGATTGTTAAAATAAATACTTGCATTTGTAGCAGATGCTAATTGAACACCAGCATCGCCAAAAAGAGGATGAGAAACAATAATATTTGCATCTGTTGTTCCTAAATTCATATAACTATATCCGCTTGAACCATAAATAATACTTCCACTATTCATTGTATCACCAGCATCTAAAACCTTTGAAAGTTTTGGTGCATAATAGTTGAAGTCATCAATTGTTGCGTATGGATTTGAAGCCGTTGGTGCATTTGCTACATCCAAAGCATCTTGTTGGTCATTTGTTAAGTGATACACCAATCCATTCCAATCATTCACCCCATTTGCAACTTTGTATTGTGGTTTTCCATAGGAAGAAAGAACATCATTGCTTGCAATCAAAACTGTTCCAATTGGATAAATTGTCACATCAACAGCCCACTGTGCTAATGTTTTTGTCACAATTCCAGTCTGAATGTTTGACCATGCAAGATTTTTGTTGTCAGCTTTTATTGACAACACTTGTCCAGATGTTCCACCATTTGGAATTGTTCTTTGTGCAAAAGAAACAATTGCAAGTGTAGAAAGTAAGACTGTAAAAAATATTTTTTTCATGTTCATTTTTTTAATTGAATCTAAAAATCCCAGTTGTGAAGCATCTTAATTTTTGACCATTCCCAACTGCAATGATAATTGATTCATTGATTGCAAGTAAAGTTTGACCATCTTGAAATCTTTCACCAACTGCTGGGAAAAGTTCCATGTCTTCAATTCCATAATTTAAAACTTCACGAATTTTCCCAACAGTTGCAAGGTCTGTCTTGCAGCTGTCATTTGTATTTGAACAAAAATCAATCATGTTGAAGGTGTGATTCAAAACAGTTGCGCTAGCTTGACCACCGCCAACAAAAGCAACAATTCCATCTTCTTGTGAATGTAAGATATTTATGTCCATTAAAAATTGATATTTAAAATTTCAGCATTCAAATTTGCTGAAATGATTGTTTGTTGTAGTTCATTGTCTGTATAAATGTAAATAGTTCCACCAGCACCAATATTGATGACTTGAAGCACTATTTCAGCAGTGACTTCAATTAGATTGCTGACAATTTCTGCTGTGACTAAAATCATAACACACTACCATTTGCAGATGAATAAACTTCAGCAATAAAAATTTCATTCACACCATTGTTTGCAAGTGATGAAATAAATTCAGAAGAAGCTGTTTCTTGGATAAATACTTCAGCATAAATTCTTCCAACTGGAAACTTTGCTGTGATGTTTCTATTCAAAAAAATATCAATTTTGCCAGCCACGTCATTAAAAACAACTATGTCAAACAATCCAGTGTTGGTGCTTTTGTAAGTAGCCAAAACAGTTTTCTTGTTTGTTTCCTTGTAATATACTACAACAGAATAAGCATTCAATGAAGATGGTGGAATTGGATTTGTTCCATCTGTCATTGTCAACCTCACTTGTATGTCTTCACCTTGTATCATTTTTAAATATAAATATAGTTATAAGTCACAACAACATCATAATCACCAGCAGTTGGATCTGCTGTATTAGCTTGAACATAAACATCTTCATCTGGTACTAGCTGCGTGTCAGTTGAACCTACACCACTTTGCATTGTTGAATTCAACGATCTATTGACTTTTGCATTCAATATACTTGAAGAACTAAACTGTGACTTTGTTGCACCATTTGTGATTGCAACTATTGATGTGCTTGTTGCATAAGGTGTTGATGGTGGTGAAGCTTGAATGTCATTTCTGACTTCCATGTTTAAAATCTTTATTGACTTACCAGCATAGATTCCACCAGCATGTGTGATCAATGGAACTGGTGCAGAAAATAATGTCAAAACATTTGCACTTGGAAGAATTGTTGATCCAGAAAAAATCAATTGTGAATTTCCATTTATAAATGCAGCAAGTGCTGCCGCTGTCACTTCATCTGCTGTTCCTTCAGCAAGAATTGTGTCACTGTTTTTTTTGTGCGCTAAGTCAGCAGCAAAAACGCGCGTCCAAGTTGCAGCATCTGTTCCAGGTGTGACATTCACAGCTGGTGTGACATTCACAAATTTCCAAATGACACTGTCATAAACAACATAATTCTTTATAGAATTGTCATAAGTGATTGCATTGCTATAAGCATCAACATAACTTGACAAGTAATTTGCAAGAAAAGCATTGAATATTTCAATGAAGTTTCCATCAAGTTCTTCCCAAGTCAATTGACTTCCTTTTGTTGTCAAAGGTGCATTTATAACACTTCTTAAAATTATATCTTCAACAGCCATTTGTTATTTTTTTTAATAATTACAGTTACAATTTGAATATCTTCCACAAGTTCTGCAACAATATGAACTTCCAACTTTTCTATTTCCACCAACAGCTGAAACTCTTATTGAACTTTTCTGCACCCTATCTGCAACACGATTCAACCAAAGTGAATATTGACTTGAATTTCTGCAAAGATAGTCATAAACATCTGCTTGATATTTAGCAGCAGCAGAAAGTGCTTGATCAACTTGTCTTGTGATTGTTTTGTCAGACACCGGTTGTGAATCTGGTGTGATTTTTACAACATTTCCAAACGCTGTTTGATTGCTTTGTGTGTTTGCAATATATCTTGCATAGGAATAATACACAAGCATTGTTTTGATTCCTCTGTGTCTATATTGGACACCTTGATATGTATATGAACAGCCATTGAATAAGTCACCATAAATTTCAAGTGTTGGTTGTGCAGCAAAGTCAGTTTCCAATGCAATATAAAATTCATCACCAAGAAATTTCATCACATCAAATTCTTGTGCTTCCTGGATGAAAGTGTTCAGCTTTTTGGTCACATCAAGATTCATTGAAATAGGTTTCAATGCTTGAATGTCTTCAATTTTTATAAGTTGAATTATATCCATTAAGCTGTTGTTGTTTGTTTTGTTACTAATTTGACAGCATTTTCATGTGTAATTTGGAATATAATTTCCAAAGTATTAATTTTTTGATCTTCTGTCAATGTAGTATCAATCAAGATTTCTTTCAATGCTTGCAATCCACCCACACCAAGTGCTTCATATAGTGGTTTTGTTTCAGCTGCTTTGCTTTCTTCTGGTGGATAACCCAAAGATTCACGCACTTCATTTGCTGTGAAATACTTCAAGTAATCTGCACCAATTTGTGATTCTGCAACTGGTGCTTTGAATGGAATGATTGAATAGTCACCACTTGGATTGATGTTTTCTGCAAATCCAGTGAAGATTTCCTTGAAAATTTCTTCCAGAACAAGTCTGCCATCTGCTGTGTAGCCATTGAATAAAGCAGTTGCTTGTTCAATTTGACTATCACTGAAAGCATTGCCACTGTTTCTTAAAATAAGAACTGGTGGAATCAAGAAATTCAATATAATGTTTTCGCGCACAGAAGATTCTGTGAATTCATAAAGCTTTTCAACATCCTGGATTTCAATTTTCTTCAGTTCAATGTTGTCATTGTCAGTTTCTTTTTCCAGGTGGAAGAATTTCAGCGCGTCATCTGCACCTTGAAACTGTTGCAAGTTTTCATGAAACAGTTCAAGGTCTTCATCTTTTTCAAACTTGTTTGTGATGATCAAGTGTGAAGCCATGAAATTAGTTGTGATATTTCTGAACTTGAAAGTCTTTGCTTTGCTGTCAGTTTGCATGTCTTCCAGAACAGAATCAAATGTTGAAAGTGGATATTCATGACCTTCTGGTGTCCAAAGAAAAACTTGTCCTTTGTAGTATTCCCAACCACCAGCTTCATCAACTTGTTCTTGAATCACTTCTGGATTTCTGTCATAAAAGTGAAGAAAGTCAATTTTCTTTTTGTCAATCTTTTTGTTTTCTATTCTTTGCCAATCACGATAAATCGCAATCATATCTGGATGGTCTTTGTCATCCTTAGTTGTTAATCTTGCATATTGAAATGGAACATAATTCACTTCAACTGGTTCAAATAAAGCATTGTAATTGACATGAATCACAATGTATGGAAGCAATGACTTGTTCACTGCTAATTTTCTAAGCAGTTGATCAACTGTTGTTCCAGATTTATTGATCTGTGATTTGTAGAATGTTTTTTCTGTCATTCCACCGCCAATCAAGAAACGCGCTTTCATTCCAACACAAGCAGTTGCAGATCCACTTGAATTGACAATGTCAATGATTCTTTGTGGATAAGCATTGTCAATGTCATAATTCAGAATTCCATCAGTTCTGTTCAAACTGACTGAAATTCTTTTTGTGATGTCTGTGACTGTTGCTTTCAAGCTGGTTGTGTTTGAATTTAATTACTTCTTTTTTGTTTCAGCTGCAATTACTTCTTGAAGTGTTGCATTCTTTGGAAGTCCAACTGCTTTTGCTCTGTTCTTTATTTCAGTTTTTGAAACAACAACTGGAATTTCTTCTTTCTTCACTTCTTCTTTGTGTTCTTCTTTCTTTGGTTCTTCTTTTTTGGCTGCTGGTTTTGCAGTTCCAAAGACAATTGACTCCCAATCTTCTGGAAACTTTTCAAAGTTCTTGATGTGTCCTTTGTGTGACTTCAGCAATTCAATTGCCTTTTCGTCTGTCATGTTCTTTTCAGTCAAGATGGTTGTCATTGCATGAAGCATGATGACTTTTCCTTTTTTTAGGATGAATTTGTTCATTTTTATTTGGTTAATTAAGTTTAATTTTTCAACATTTAATCTTGACAACATGAAGAACAAGTCTTCAACACATTTGCACTTCTTTGACTTATTCAAGTGAATCCCAAACAGTTCATTATTTAAGTCACTTGCTGCTTTGAATTCAGCACTTGAATGTTTTTTGCGCCATGTTGATTTTGTCTTTTCCAAAGATAAAACAAAATTGATTCTTTCAGCTTGTGTGTTCATATTTTATTAAAAAAAATGCTGAATTAGTGTTCAGCATTTTTTTATGTAATCGAAATAAAAATTTGCCTATAAAATTAAACCAATGCTTCAACAACAGCAAGTGTTGTTGCATAGTCAGTGATAAACAATGTTTGTGGTTGATATGGTTCAAGACCTCTTTCATTGTCTGTTTTCAATAAGATGTTGAAAGCACCTTGTGTTTCAGCATTTGTCACATCACGTTCAATTGTTTCTGACTTCAAGCCAGCATACAATCCATAAATTTCAAAAGCAGAATTTCCAGATGTTCCCTTATATTTATTGTAAACAATGGCTGTTAAGTCACCATCTTTCATGTCTTCAATCACTTGCTTTGCTTCTGGTGAAACATCAAATGCAATGAAGTTGATTTCATGTGACCAGTTTCTGAAATATCTTCCTTTCACCATCATTGATTTTGGTGCAATTGAATTGTTCAGTCCTTGAAAAACATATCCAAGTGCAGCAGATTCAAGAACTATGTCTTCAATTACTTGTGGATTTGAAATGTTTTTTGTCAATGTTGCAATCTGTGTTCTGTTAAGAAGCACAAGTGTGTCTTCAGTTCCAGCTTGAAGTGGATTTGTGCAATCTGCACCAATTCCGCTTGCTAATAAACCACATATTTGTGTCATTTGTTTTGAATTAGAATGTTTATGAAATAGCACTGGAACAAGTCCAGTGCTTTATTTTTTTAGTATGCAACAGAAATCATGTAGTCTTCAACAATCTTTGCATCCATTAAGAATTGTGCATCAAGATAGTTGTTCTTTGTTTTCTTGTCATAGAATGGATCAAGTCCACGCAATGCTTCTTCAGATTCAACCCCAATTTGAAGATTTGCTTTTGTTGACAAGAAGATTCTGTGTGGTTGATACCAAACAGTGCCATTGTTTTGATATGCACGAATCATTCGATCCCAGAAGCTAAACTTGATAACTGGAACACCATCAAACATTAGTGTTGGAATTCCATCAATGTTTGCCATATATGAAGATTCAATTGCAGTGTAAGATTTGTATTCACGTTTCAATTGATCATAAACAGACTTAGTCACCAAGAACATTTTGTCTTCCCTGTCTGTCAAACGGATGTCAGCATTGTCAATAACATCTTGCATGTTTGCCATGATGACGCGGTTCGTTACATCTGCGGCAGTGAAAGCTTGTGCAGCATAAGACACACCAGAATTTTTTGTAATTGTTGCAGCTTTTGTTGCTGGTGTTGCAGCTACAATTGCATACATCTGTTTGAAGAAACCATCAATTGCATTGAAGAAAGTCAAGTCAGTTCCAGCAGTGATCACACCAGCTGGTGAATCAGTTGTTGTTGATGCATCAGTATCACCAAACCAAGCAAAACGCAATTTTGCTTCATCAAGTGCAACAGTAGCACGTTCTTCAATGAAAGCCATTACATCTGTATTTGTTAAGTCAGCACGTTTGATTCCTTTATTTTGTGACCATACGAAGAATGAAGCATTGTAAGTTTCCCAACATTCTTCCAAACGCATTTGAATTGAAGCTGGCATCCAGAATTTTTCAGTCATGTCAGCAGTTGCTGTGTCAGAAGTTGGATCACAACCTTGACCAGTTTTTCCAACTAAACCCAACAAACCTAAATAAGCAATTTGCTGTTTGGCAACAATACCAGTCACGATTGTGTGAACTTCACCCAAACCTGGATTGATAAAGATACTTTCAAAGATAGCTTCATTTAAAGCCATAACTTCTTTTCCATTCCATGTGATTTGCGCTGGATTTAAAACACCAAATGCAATTCCAGTTGCTGGAAGAATAACAGACACGAAAGCCAAACCAACAACCGCTGGAATGAAACTTGCTGCTGAAGTGAATGACATTGCAACACATAAAAGTGTCAATGTCAAAAATGATTTAATTGGAAATTTTTTCATGTTGTTTTTTCTTTTATTTGTTTACTGTTATTATTTATTATTGATTTATTAATTTACTTTTTATAAGAAGCTTTTCTTGCTTTCAAATCTTCAGATGGATTTGGTTCATCTACTTTTGCACCCTTGTTGAAGTTCTTCACTTCTTTTGGTGGTGTGTAGTTGCTTTTGATGTGCTTCTTGATATTTGTCAATTCAAGTTCAATTGCACTTTCATTGCTTTCTTTTTCTGCTTTTAAAGCATCAAATGAAGCTTGCAAATCAGAAACTTGTTTCTTCAATGCAGCAACTTCTTCAGAATCTTTGTTGTCTTCTGTTGCAACAGTCACAGCAGTAACTTTTCCAGAAGCATCAACTGCATAAACAGTTCCATCATTTGTTGTGTAATCACCTTCAGCTGGAACATTTCCATCAATTGTGCAAACGTCATCAACAGAAATAAGTCCTTCAACTTTTGGTGATTCACAAACTAAGATTCCTTTGTCTGTTTCCACTTCTAATTTTGCAACAACTGGTGTTGCGTCTGCTTTGATTCCAAGACCAGCTTTGATGTGAGCAATAAAGTTTTTGATTTCTTTTTTCATGTCGAATTTATTATTATTTGTATTTATTTTTTGAATTGTGAAAATTTTTGCAGCAGCAGCAAGCTTTACTTCTGTTATGAATCCAAATGACTTTGCTTGTTCAGCAGTCATGCTTGTGTCAGAATCCATCATTGAAGCAATATCTTCGCGCTTTGCATTTGTTTTTGAAACATAGAAGTCAATGATTTTGTCAGTTGCCGTCTTCACAGCATCTGCATATTTCTGAAGTTCTTCAGCATCACCCATTGCACCACCCCAAGCATTATGTATGAAGAAGGTTGAATTTTCTGTCATTTCTCTGGTTGATCCAGCAAGTGCAGCAATGGTTGCAATAGAAGCGCACATTCCTTCAATGATTGTTGTGATCTTTTTTCCAGAAGTTGCAAGGATGTCATGAATTGCAAATCCTTCATCAACGTCACCACCTTGTGAATTTATATGAATGACTAATTCTTCAGCACCAGAATTTGCAGAAACGAAATCAGCAACTTGTTTTGCTGAAACAATTCCCCATTCCGCTGCAAAAGCACCAGGTTCATTTGCTATACATCCATAAAGATAAAAGTGAACTTTTTTCATTTGAAAAGATTGCATGACTTTACTATACAAATACAAAATTAAATAACATTTGAAAAGTTGTATTGACTTGATTTTGTCAGTTTGGTTTTTTATTGTATAATTGCAACATGAAAATCAATGTGCTTTGTCTTGGAAATAGTGTTCACAGATATGTGGTTGACAATGACACAACCATTGGTGTGAATGATGTCAACAAACTATTCCCAGATACACCAGTTGACTATCTTGTTTGTGTTGACCTTCCTTCTGCATTTACAAAAGAAAGACTTCACACAATTGAAAATACACCATGCAAGAAATTCTTTGCACCTTTTGATGAATGGAAGCACCACAGCAAGTTTGAAAAGATAAAGCTTGCAAATGGAAGAAGCAATCTTTCAAAATTAAAAGATCCAGAACTTGTTTGCTATTCAAATAATTCAGCTTTTGTTGCTTGTATTATGGCATACAAGCTTGGTGCAACAGAAATTGTTTTGTATGGTGCTGACTTTACAAACCATCCAAACTTCAAAGGCTCTTCATTCAATAGAGCCATTGAAGATTTCAGATGTTTATATCAGTTTTTTAAAGAAAATAAAATCAAGATGACTGTTCCCTTAGAAAGTATGCTTGCTTTGTTTATTCCAAGTTTTTAATATGACACACACATACACTGGAAATGAAAGGAACAGACCTACATGCACAAACGAAAAGTGCAAAAGGTTAATGCAAATTAATGTGATGAAAGGTGGAAGGATTATTTCCTGGAAGTGTATTTTTTGCAAAGATGTTTTGATTGAAGCTTCAGCAATTGAAGTGCATCAAATTCTGAAATAGTTTGGAACAGCCTTCAAGCCACGCCCACCAAAATATGCAAGTTTGCTTTCAATAGTTGCATTCACATATTCATCCAAATAAATTTTTGCTTTGTCACCCCACCTTGAAGATGCTGCTGCATTGTTGAATTTGTTTTCAATGTCATTCCTTATCATTGAATAGTGGTGCAACATGATTTCTTCTTCCTTAAACAAATACATTGAAGAATCTGTGTTGATTCTGACTGAAGGATCAACAAGAAGTGACCACTTCTTTTTCACATATTGTGTTTGTCTTTGAAGCTTGCAAATAAATGGCATGTAATAGGATTCAATTGGTTCAATTTGCCATGTCACATTTTTGTAATATGTAAACATTGAAGTCAATGTCACATCAAAATCACCATCAACAGCTTTCTGTTTTGCTGAAATGAATTCATCTGTTCTGTAAAAGTGATCAACAGCAGAAAGAAAAAAGTGTGTGCATTCTTGCTGCTTCAAGAATTGAAGTCCAAGATTGTGCTTGTTCAATTCATTTGTCTTTGTGTCAATTCCAAGATTTGGAATGAATGGAATGATGTGAACTTTCTTTGAATCAATCAATTGGTGTTGAACAATTTCTGCAACTTTATATCTGACATATTCATCTTTGAAACCTCTATTGCTTGTTTCTTGATACACAATGACAATGACATCAACATCATTGTAAATTTGTTCAATAGACTTTTTCAATAGTTCAATCCCATTGAATACTGTATAAATTGCACCAAGCTTCATTTCTTTCTGTTTGCTTTTTTTAGTTCTTCTTTGATTCTTCTTCTTCTTTCATTTCTTGTTTCAACACTTCCAAAGCAAGGAATGTCTTTTTCTAGTGGAACAATTACTGTGCATGTATTTTTTTTCATTTCTTTTTTCTTGCTATTAAAAAGATTCTTTCATTTTTGTTGTTTGTACATTTGCCAAATTGACCAGATTCTTCCACAGAATATCCACATGATTCAACCAGGTCAATCAATTCTTCTTGTGTGAAGTGATTGATGACAGTTTTATCTGGCTTGTAAAAATCATTTTTGTTGTCTTCAATCCAGCTTTTGTTTGGTGTTATTACAATGATTCTTCCAGTGTTCAGTGACTTTAAGACAGAATCAATGTCTTCAATGTGTGCAATTGAGTGTAAAAAATATACAACATTTACTTTTTCAAATGGTGAACAATAGTCAAAATCTGGAAGGAATTTTGTCTTGTCATAACCCATGAATACACTTGAAGTTCTTGCATTCAGAAACTTCATTGCAGTGTTTATTCCACATCCATAGTCCATGACAAGCTGTGAATCATTTCCAAGAAGTCTTTTCAAGAAGCGCACTTCTGAAATGTATTTTTCAGTGCTGTTGAATTGCTTCAGCTTGTCTTTATAGTCCATAAATTCTTTTTAAAAAGTTTCCAGTTGATTGATATGAATGGAATTCATTCACCCATTTGAATGTGTCATTCTTCAGATTGTTGATTTGAAAGTCTGTCAAAGATAGCAGATATTTAATTGCTGCTTCAAGACTTCCATATTCTTCAATCAAAACAAGTGGTGGTTTTATTCCATAAGTCTTTTCATAAACTGAAACAGTTGAATGATTTGTGATGACAATTTTTGCAAGTGAAGCTGCTTCAAGTGTTGTGATTCCCCAACTTCCATATTTTTTTCCACCTTGTTCTGCTGAATTCATTTCAATGTAAACATCACAAGACTTCATCCTTTCAAGTTGTTCTGGATGTGAAACACGTTCTGAAGAATAATCAAAAAGAATCTTTTCAGATAGCTGGTCAATTGTTCTGCAAATGTTGTGTGAACCTTTCACATCTGGATTGCTTGGATAATGTGCAAAGAGCAAAGGCTTAATGAAGTGAAGTGATTCTTGTCCAAGAATTTCTGTTGCGCCAACAATATAAGTTTCATTCTTTGATCCAAGTCCAGCAAATTCACCAAGTGCAATGAAGCTTCTTTCAACAAATAAATTGAATAAAGCATTGAACTTTGCTGGTTGTTGTCTGTATCTTGTGCCAGTATGATAGACAACTGTTCTTTTCCCTTTGCAATATTTTAAAAGTGAAGAATCTGAATGGAAGATTTGAATTAAATCTGCTGAAGAAATTGCTTGCTTCAAATTATCTTCATTCACAATCTTGCTTTCACTTGCATAATTGAACACATGTGGTTGAAGCTTAACATCAAAACAATTTGTACCAACAGAACGCAAAGCTTTTGCATTGTCATGTGAAAAGTTTGCATAGTCATCACAGCAGATGTTCAGAATTTTCATGGTGTTGGTTTGATGTATAATGGTTTTTTATTCCTTTGAATTATAATGTTGTAAATTTTCCGCTTGTATGCAGCACCCAATCTTTTCAAACTTCCACCAGGAAGATTTTCATTGTAAATATAAATATATTCCCTTATCAATCCAATTCTTTTTTTCCCACACATTTCAAGACAACTGAACATGACTTCAGATTCTGTTGTTGTGTTGATCCACATTCCATTGATTTTGAAATCTGTTTCTGGAATCATGTCAAACAGAAATTTCTTGAATGTGTTTGGTGCTGTGCTTCTATATTTTACCTTCCTATAAGACCTATCAATGTGTGTCTGTTCATCAAATTCAAGTTGAAAGTCTTCTGGAAGTCCAATCCCGTTTTGATTCTTCCAATTCCCATAAGTCATCCAAACACCTTCTTCATACTTCTTTGCAATTGTTTCAAGCGCGTTTGGAAGTAAATGGTCATCAAGTCCAAGAAAAACAACAACTGTTTCTGGTGAAGAAGCATGTCTTTTGATTGCATCATATCTTCTTTTTGCAGCACCATTGTTTTGTGGATATGCTTCACAGATTATTCTTTTGTCCCTTCCCGAAAGTCTTTGCAATTCTGTCTGTGTTCCATCAATGCTTCCATCACTTATCAAGATAGCTTTGAAGTTCTTATGTGTCTGTTGCACTAAGCTTTCAAAGCATTTATGAACATACCTTCTGCAATTGAAACCAGAAGCAACAATCAAAAAATCTTGCATAATAACCAAATAATGAACCACCATCCAAGTGCAGAAACACCAAGACAGATCAAAAATCCTTTTCTTATATTTTTAAATTTGTTTTCCTTCATAGAAATTGAAGCTTTTTTTGTCAATAACAGAATTCAAATATACAAAATCTTTGTCATCTTTGTCATAAGGGAATGAAAGAAGATGTCCTTTGCCACCACAACTTCCTATTCCGTGTTTTATTCCAAGACAAATTTGTTCACTTGGAATGAATGCTGCTTTCTTCATTTTTGATTTCCACAAGTAAACATCAAAAAAAGCTTCTGTGTCAGCACAAAATTCATGCTTCAACACTTCACTTGTCACCATTGAACAAAATGCACTGGAACGCGTTGGGTGAATTAATTGCTTGTATTTTTTTAGTCCTATGTGATAATAAACAGAAGTTCCAATCCCAAGCAAGTCTGGTCTTGAAAGTTGTTCCCACTTCTTCAGCATCTGTTCAATGTAGTCATTTCGATACCAGTCATCATTTTCAATCATGAAACAAACATCACAGTCATATTGATTGAAGATTCTTTCAAATCCTTTTTTATAGCGCCATGTAATATCACAACCATCAATTCCGCTGTTTTCATTTACAAGACAGATGTGATCTGGCTGGATGCTTTGGCGTTCCATCATGTCAAGACAATGCGCTAAAAATCCAGGTCTGTCATTTTTATCTGGAATTATTACACCAATTTTTAGCATTGTGTTTGATTGAATTTGATTGCTCTGAAAACAGTTCTTTCAAGAATCTTGAATTCTTCAGCAGTGTTTGAAACAGATTGCATGACACAGTTCTTTTCACGTCTGTTCTTTTCCAATTCTTCCAAATAGAATTGATATATTTCAAAATATGTCAACACCTTGACTGGAACAATTCCAGTGGAAACAAGTTCTTTCAATCTGCTTTTTCCAGATGTAACCGACTGCTGTTGCATTTCTAGTAGTATTTTATAAATCATAAATCCGCGCGCGCTTCAACTGTTGACACTTCAGAAGTTTTCTGACTTATATCTTGAACAAAAACAACTGGCTGTGGAAGACTTTGTGCAACAACAAAAGCTTGGTTCTGTGCAGCAATCTGTTCATCAATGTTTCCAGAAAGACTGTTTACATACATACCACCATCAACAACCCCACCACTTGCAAAACCTGGAACACCAATCTTTTTGAATGTGTTTGATCCACCAAGCATTCTTTGTTGTCTTTCATTCAGAATGACTTCACCAGTTTTCACTGTTGCAAGAAGGTTGTCACCATTGCTTCTTCTTATTGACTTACCATCACCAGAAGAAATCTTTTTCCCACTCAATGCTTTTCCACCTTCAGCAAATGCTGGTGTTGGTTGTGATTGAATGACTGCTGCTTCAAGCGCACCAGTAGCCAAAGCAAGTGCAACATAAGCTGCAATTTCATAGGGTGTTGCAGCATTGAAAGCTGTCATCACACCTTGTGAAGTTTTGATTGCAACTTGAATCAATGCAACTTTCTTGCTTTCTTCAAATTGCTTTTTCTTGATGACAGATTCTTGTTTTGCAGCATCCAACTTTATTCTGTTGGAACGCGTTTGAAATTCGTCTTGTGTTATGATGCCAGCATCTGCTTGTGCTTGAAGATTGTCAATCTTTACTTTTGTTTCTTCTTCAATTCCAATGATTTCTTTTTCACGCGCGTTTGCTCTTATCTGTGCACCTCCATCAATGGCTGTTTTTGTTGAATCAAAGCTTTCTTGTTCAAGCCTTTTGATTGAATCTTTAAAAGCCTTTTCAGCTGCTTCTTTCTTTTTAATGTCAGCAAGGTATTCATCTGTCACAGCATTAAGACTGTCAAGCTTTATCTTTTCAATTTCATCTTCTGAATCTTGTGCAGCTTTTATTCTTGGTGCATCTGACTTGATTTGGTCTTGAACAGCTTTGTCAAATTCTGCTTGTTTAATTTTAGCATACTTTGCACGAATGTCAACAACTTGCTGTTCATAAGTTTCTTGCTGTGACAACCATGCTGTGAACTTCACATCATTGTCAGCTTTTGATTCTTTAATTTCTGCAAGTCTTCTTGAATGATCAAGTACTGCTTTTGCAAGTTCACGATCTTCCAGGTTTTGAATCAATTCAATTTGTTGGTCTTGAACTAAAAGCATGTACTTTTTATTTTCTGCAAGACGTTCTTCATTGAATCTTCTTATTTCATTGAGTGCATCTTGATTTTCTTTCACCCTTTTTGCCGTTACTTCAGACACAAGTTTTGCATCTTCTTGAAAGGATTTTATTTGCAAGGCTGACTTTTTTTTGATTGAAGTGGAATTTGCTTCTGATATGTCTGCAATGCTTTCTAATTGTTTTGTCCTTAATTCATCCAGCTGTTTCTTTTGGTCATCATTAAGTCCAGAAATTGTTGCTTGTTGTTTTTCTAGCAATTCAATTTGCTTGTCTATTACAAACCTTTTTAGTTTCAAAGACTTCATTTCAATTTCTTCTGAATCTTGTCCAGCCGCTTTTCTGATTCTGGCTTGTACAGCATAAAGTGTTTCAAATCTATCTGAAACCTTTTGCATGTTGTCCAGTTGTGTTTGTGTTGATTCTTGTGATGCTTTGCCTACAAAATAAAATGCTGCACCAATTGCTGCAAGTCCAGCAATGATCCAAACAATTGGAAATTCCAACATTGCTGCTGCCATTTCATATATAGTAACTATAAAACCTTTTGCACCAGCAATTGTGTCTTTAAATGAAATACCTTTTGCAATAGCACCAAGTCCTTTTGCCTTTTCAGCGGCACCAGCAAAATCTAGGTTTCCCAAATCTTTTCCAACTAATCCAAGTACATTCTTAAATTTTTCCAACCCAGAACCAGAAGCCATTGCTTTTGTTGCATCACTTACATCATTGATTTGATCTTGAAGTTTTCCAGCCTTTTCAGCTGCCTTTTGAAACTCTTTTGAATCAACACCAGAAACAGCAGCAATTCCAATCATTTCTGATTTTGTGGCTTTTAATTCTGCTTTCAATTCTTTCAATGCACCAGCATAGTTTCCTACATTTCTTCTGTTGTCACCAACTTGTGATTCATTTGCTTTCAATGTTTCTGTCAATGCAGAAACTTGTTTTCCCATTTCAATTCCAGCAGAAGAACTTGTTCTTTCTTCAGCAGATAGTTTGTTGTATTGTGATGTCAAGATTGAAAGCTGTGCGCGAAGTTGTTCATTTGAACCAGCTTGTGATTGATTTGCTTTGGTTATATCTTGAACGGTCTTATTGTTTTGTCGCAATTCATTATTCAATGAAGTCAATTTTTCTTTGTTCTGTTGATACTCAATTGACAATTCTTTTCCAGAAGCCTTCAGTTCTTTCTGTGTCTTTTGCAATTCACTTGCTTGCTTATTCAATTCAACTGATTTCTTGGTGTATTCATTTACATCAAGATCAATTTTTATGATTATGGTTTTTTCAGTGTCTGACATTTACTTGCTGCATTTATAGTAGTTATTGACTATTGTTGGAACACCATTGATTGTGTCATTGTAAGTGTTTGAAGTTGAATTCATTCTGTCAAGGTCAGAATCACAAAACTTGTTTCCATTAATTTCAAAAGTTGAATCATTGTGGGAATAGTGTTCAATATAATTGCACACACCACATGAATGCTGTTCTTCCTTCTTGCATCCAGAAAACAAACATACAAATGCAAGTATGATTGTAATAATAATTAAACCAAGATACACATTTCTTTTCATCTTTATAGTCTTATAAGTTCAACTTTTGTTGGTTCACCGCCTTTGTAGCTTTCAATCTTATTCAAATAAAAATATCCATTCACCTGGATGTCATCTTTGTGAACATCAAGAAAAATTGGTTCAATGAAATCAATGTCTGAAATATCCACAGCATTCAGATTGAAGAATGTTGATATTTTTTTGTACTTGTCAAGTATGTTTTGAACTACTTCATAATTGTCAAGAAGTGATTCACCAGTTGGAAACTTATAAAAACTTAAAGTAGCATTAAAAGCACCAGCAAAACGCGCACCAGAACTTGTTGGATAATAAACAGTGACACCACCAGAAGTGTAAAACCTTGTTAAAAGAAGAACGCGCGGTGTAAATTTGTCAATTGAAAAGTCATCATTCTTGTATGGAATTACACTGTCATAAGTTCCAGAAAAAGGAAGTGTCACAACAGTTGTTTCTTCATTCAGTGACATGTCATCAACTTCAAGTGTTCCATCTGTGCTGTAAGTGTAATTTTCAGCAATCTTTGCAATCATGTCAGCATCATTTGTGTACTTGAAAAGATTCTTTCTACCAAAAGCAGTGTCACGATATGACACAGAAAAACCTTTCTTCACATCAATCTTGTTTGACCAGTCCTTTGCATTTGGAATGTTTGCAGTAATGTCATTCAACTTGGTAAGTGTCACAACCTTTGTTGCTGTGTTTGTTTGTGGAATGCAACAATATTGATTCAAGATTCCCTTGACAAAATCCTTCTGCTTCATATCGTGCATGATGTCTGACATTGTTATTGATGCACCAAGATAAGGAACAAATCCAGGTGCAGCACTAGCATAAAATACAGAACCAGCAAGATAAGCAAACTTATACAGCCCTATTGAAGAATAGGTTTGTGCAAATCTAATTTGAATTTGATCACCAATTCCAAGTGTTTGACCACCAATTGAAACTTGAAATGTGTAAAATCTTTCATCACCAGTTCCAATGTCAAGATTTGGATTGATTGCATCTGCGTCAAGAATTGTGACTGTTGTTAAGTTCACAATCTCCATTGATGCAATGTCAGCAAACTGTGAACCAGAACCAGTCAAACCAAAGCGCATTGGAATCACAGCTGTGAATCCAGCAGTCATTGCTTCTGTGACAGTATAAATTCCACCTACAATGTTTCCAGAAGAAGGGAATCCAATGTTGTAAACTGAAGTAACTGGTGAACTTATAATGGTTGAAATGTTATTGTCAGCAACAAGTGTTGTCTTGCTGTTTTGTGCTTCTTGCCATGCTTCATTTTGATTGAAGTTGGTTGAAAGTATTTCATTGATAAAGTAGTCATCAAGCAGAAGATCACCAGCAAGTGAGTAGCCAATGTCAGAAAAGATTCTTGTGAATAATGTGTGAATGAATATGAAAGCAGCACGTCCCATGTTTGAAGGTGTCAATGCGCTTCCCACCTTTCTGAAGTCAACAGAAGGATAAATGAAACCATCTGTGTTTGTGAATGAAGCTGTGACTGTTGCTATGTCAAAGCTGTGATCCAAGTCAGACAAATCAAGGTCTTTCAGTGTCTTTGATTCCATCAATGCAAATGGATCTGTGTTTCCAGAATAAACTGAAACCTGATAACCTTTTGAAAAGCTTTGGATGACAACAAAACCATTTGTGATGACTTCAATTCCATCTTCAATATACTTCACACCATTGATTTGATATGGAATATTTGTGTCTGAATTGATGTTGCTTGAACTTTCAAGTGCTGTTTGATTTGATGGTGTTCTTGGAACAAAGAATTCATTTGTGAATGAACCTTGTTTGTTTTCCAAGTTAGTCAATGTATAAGCTTGAACTGTCAAACCAATTCTTGACTGGTCTGAAAGTTCAATGAATGAATCATTGATATAAAGTTCTTTAATCATTTAACAACTGACATTGACTTTTGTTGAATCACTTCTTCTTTCTTCCACAGTTTTTTCCATGAATACTTCAAGCGCACCCATAGGAATATGAATTTATATTGAAATTCGCGTCTTTGTCTTTGTTGTGATGTTTTGTCTTCAACAATGAAAACAATTCTTAAAATTGCAGCCTTTTCTTCTGGTGCAATTGGCTTTGTCACAATGTTTCTATATCCATCACGTTCCCAGATGTTGCGCCACGATTCATGTGCTAATACAAAAGCACCATATTGTTTGTTTACTTTTTCAACCAAGCGCACCCATTCATTGCAAAATGATTCATAAGTCTTTTTGACTTCTTCTTCTTCTTTGTCAAGTACTTGAAGAAGAAAAGCATGTGTCATTTTTGCAAGGTGTTTTTGATAGTGATTATTGAAAGCACTTTTTGACAGAATTTTTTTCATGTTTTATTGTCCTTGTATGTTTATTTTTGGAAGCAACAAGCTGAATTCAATTTGTGCTTTTGTTTGATTTGTTTCTAGTATCTTGAATGTTCCTGGTGCAACTTTCACGCGCATCCATTGTGGATCTTCTGTTGTCCATGTTTCTGGATTCATTAACATTGCAACATCAATTGATCTTATTAGTCCTTTCAATCCTGGTGCATCTGAAGGTTTCACACCAATTCCCAAGTCTTCAACATCAATGTATCCACCAACAATCAATGATGGTTGTGATTCTTTGTCAAGTGTTTCTTGATTGCTGAAGGCATCTTCAAGTTCACCAATGTATGGAAAAAATTCAGAGTTGACACCAGAAGATTCAACTTCTGTTTGGACTGTTGCAAATAGCCAATAGTTTATTCCACCATTTGTTCCACGCCACTGCAAATAAACTGGATTTGTTTTGCAGTCACAGTCAATTTTTACTGTTTTAACTTCTGTTATTATTGCCATGTCTTTATAATTTAACGCGCATCACCTGGATCAACTTCAATTGGACCACATAATTCTTCAACATAATCTTCAGCAACATAATCTGTCAGAACATATTCCCTACATGCAACACCATCAGTTTGAAGCCACACATCAACTTCTTTTGTTGCACAGTCATAATCTTCTTCAAGCATTAATCTGTTCACTTGTTGCAAATAAGATGGATCAAGGTCAAAAGAATTTGTTGAAACAGTTCCATCATTGATGTCTTTTTGTTGTTCAAACTTCACCAGCTGTGAACCAGCAACAGCATCTGAATAAATGAATGACAAGCTAAATGGATAACCTGGAAAATATGTGGGCTTGTTGAAATCTGAAAGAAACTTTGCTTTTGGTTCTGTTGTGAAGGCTGTGTCAAATGGAACATATTCACCCATGTTTGAACCATAGACTTGTTGAATCTGCTTTGCTGCATTCACATAGTAGTACAAATTTACAGAACTTATTCCACTCCAAGAACCAGTTGTTCCAGTCCAGTATTCACGATATTGAATATTAAATTGACCACCTTGACTTGCATCACTTTTGTTCAGTTGGTTGTATTTGAATGTATCTTGATATGAAACAATTGTCTTCAGAAATGCAGCTGCATCAACCTTCAAAAGTCCAGTTTCATTTGGTCTGTTGATTGATGTTCCTATTTCAAAGTAGGCTGGTGTTTCATCAACACCATAGATTTTTGTTTCAACATAGTAATTTGGACGCGCTGAAACAAAGTTAATGAATCCACCAATTCCAGTTGATGTTGATGTTGCAACATAATTAACTCTGATTATTGAATATGGCAATCCAGAATAAATGATTGCTTGTATTGTTCCAGTACCAACATGTACGCCAGAAGAAAAGTAAACCGTATCACCAACAGATCCTTCAACTGTTCCATTTATTTGCAATGTTACAATTGAAGAAGAATAAAAAGCAACAGACTGAAGTGTTTTATCTTTTCTTTGCATTTCAAACTGAATTGCATGATGAACAGCATTCCACTTTGAAACTTCAGAAGATTGTCCATTGACAACTTTGCTTGGATATTTGGAAATATTAATCATTTCAATCTTTTTATAATGTCAGATTCAACTTCAATGGCTTTATTTTTTACTAGCATAGCAACAAGCAAATCAATTCTTGCATCTGTTATGACTGTTTTGAATAAGTCATTGCCACCACCCATTTGATAAAGCCTTGTTCCTTTTCTGTGAATTGATCTGCTAATTAAAAAAGCAAGCGTTTCAATTGTCATTCCTTCTTCTGGTTGAATTCCTTTATTTTGAATCCATTCCAGAATGATTTCATTCAAATCTGGATCACCTTTTGTTGCAGAAGCACTTGTTGGTCTTCTTCCATCAATCAATGTCACAAGACTTGCATTGGCTGTGATTTCAAAACCAGTGTCATAAACACGATTTGAAACACTTTCAGCTGTTTTGCCAGTCACCTTTGGAATTGCTTCTTTTATATCAACAACCAAAGCATTTGAATACTGTTTTAGTATTTCAATTGTTTCCATTATGTCAAACAGACTGAAGCAGTGATTGTTGGTCTTATATCCATTTGAACCAATATCCCAGAACAACAAACATCAAAAATGCACTTCACACGATTTGCTGAAGCAATCTTTGTAATTTCAAGAATTCTGTTTCCGTTTGCATCTTTGTTTCCTTGAATCCTTGAAATCCATTCACGCATGGCTGTATTTGCTTTTTCAAGAACCACTTCATGTTGTGAACCATCCCAATCCAATTCAGATTTGTAAGCAATGAAAACTGTCAATGGATATGTTTCACCTATGAATCCAGATTTTGGTGTGTCATAAATTACAGAAGGTAAGTCATAGCAGATCACTGGAAACTGTGCTTCATCAATCTTCACATTTTGCCAAGCATTTGTTCCATAGATTGAAACAAAGGTGTCACCATTTGAATTCATTGCTGCTGTGATTGTTTCAAGTTCTGCTTTCATTGGTTCTTTGCTCTTATTATCTTTTCATAATTGCGTTTGAACTTTGCTTCAAGCAAAGTTCTTTTGAGTTTCAAAAATACTAAATTATAGTTCAACTTCACAATTTGTTCATATTTTAATATGTCACCATGTGCCAATGAATCAATGATGTTCTGTGAACCAAACTGACTGAACATATCAATTCCAGCGCGCCTTTGTTCATCTGTTGTGGGGTTTGACAATTCTGCTTGTTCCAATTTAATAAGTTTTTTCAGCTGTGAAAAGAAGAAATTTGCAACTGGATAAATTTCACACAGCTTCAATTTGTTAATAAGTGGAATCTTTGCAAGTGCTTTTGAATAATCAAATTCTTCACCAGTTAATGCTGGTTGAAGATATATTGCAATAGCCTTTTCAACTTCATTTGGTTTGACTTGTTCTTGCAGCAACAACTTTTGTCCAAAGGTTTCATTCTTGATGTCAATGTTGATTCTTATTTCAACACCTTCAATTGTGATTGTTCCTGGAAGCTTCCAGTCTTCTGGTTCAAATGGTGTTTGCATGAAGAACATGAATGGAAGCAACTGATTCAACAGTGCTTCATTCACATTCATCCCAGAAAGAACAGAAGCAATGTGCTTCAAGTCTGTGGAATTTTCAATCTGTTTCCATTGTTCCATTGTAAGTTCACCCCACATTTGCGGAAAAGAAAACTTGACTTTATTTGCTTTAAGATGAATCAATTTCTTCTAGTCACATGTGATCTGACACCACTTCCAAATGGTTTCAGTTCAAAATATTCGCGCATCATTAAAACGTCACGCCAATCTGGTGAACGTCCAATCAATTCTTTGACTTTTTCTTTTGGAATTATCTTCACTTTTCCATCCAAGTCTGTTTTGTATGACTGAATACTTTCAATTTCTTCAATGATTTCTTCTTTGTGTTTGTCAGACAGTTCTGCTGCAAAATGAATTCCATTTGCATTCACGCGGTTTGCGAAGTACACCACACACTGTGCTTGAAGGTTCTGAAAGTTTGGTTTGTCCTTCAGTCCTTCATCAATTGGTGAAGAATTATTCACAAAGCCTTTGATTCCACAATTATCAACTACACCACCACCAACACCATCTTCATCTGCAATCACTTGAAACTTTGGTATTACATGCTTTATTCGTAGTGCATTGATGCAATCTTGAATCTGTGTTGTTCTTGACTTGTCAAACACATGATATTCAATCACAGTCCAGTCATTCCAAACAACAATGATTGCTTTGTCACTTCCAAATCTGGCAACATCTGCTGTGATGAATTTTTTTCCAGATGGTTTGACCTGGTCATTGGTGAAGATAGCAAGAATGGAATCATATTCACACAGTGCATTTGGATTGTCATCATATTCCCAATTCCCAAGCAACAGACGCTGTTTTTCATTCCTTGACAAGATTCTTTCTAGGTTCAACAAGTATTCCTTTGACAGCATCTTGTTGTCTGTTGGTAGTGCTTGAATGAATCTTTTCCAGTGTTCAAGTGTTCCTTCTTTGTATGGTTTATAAACGTCACGATATAAATAGTTTTTTGAAGGATTGCAAGTCTGAAGAAGTTTTCCATTGATTCCATAAAGGTCATTTTTCCAGCGTCCAATGGAAGCTTGAAGATTGTTCTTTGCTTCCAGTGTAAATTCACCAGCTTCTTCAATCCATCCTCTTGTCATTTGCATAGAACCAAATCTGTAAAAATGTGGATCACTTGGAAGATATTTGGCATCCAGAAGAAACACCTTTGATTTGTTGTATAGTTCAAAGAAGTTGTCTTGTCCATTGTATTTGAAGTATTCTTGTCCTACCTTCCAAAGCTGCAAGACTTCATGAATGGATGGAATGGTGAACTTCCTTATGTCATTCAGATTCTTTCTTGCAATGAAGTAGTGTGTTTCGGGATAAATGAAAGCATCGCCAAATATTAATGAACAACCAGTGAATGACTTTGCAGAACCTTTTGAACCACCATAAGTGATTTCAGTCACTGTGTTGTCAATCCATGCTTGAACACATTCTTTTTGTTTCAGATTGTCTTTGGTGTCAAAAAGTAATTCCATGCTATTTTTTAACTGTTTGATTTTAAAACAATTAGTCTTGTTTCTTCAGTAGCTGAAGACAGCTTTTTTTTACTTGACTTGCATTCCAGTGATTTGCTGAAGTCCAAGTGTTCCAGAAACTTCTGTTTGAACCTTGTCACCATAAGATTTTGGTCTTCGTTTGGAAGCCATCCATCTGTAATGCTGTGCTAATTCACGCGCTTTGACCAATGACCATTGATTCATTCTAGCTTTGATCATGATGTCTTCAGCCATTTCAGCAAAGGTGTCAGCAGATGTGTTCATTGCTTCGCGCACACGCGCGGAATGTATGTCACTAGATGCGAAGTTATGAAGCACCATCAAGTCAACCTTCAGCTTCTTTGCCATTGCACGATAAGACAAACCATCAATGATCATTCTTAGAATCACATCAATGTCCAGGTCTTTCTTCTTTGTCTTGGTGTTTGGTTGGGCTGCAAGGAACTTCTTCACTGTTGGGTGAAGAACTAGCTTCTTTGTTCCTTTTGGCTTTTGTGAAACATTTGGCTTTGACTTCTTTGGTTGTTTTGACATTGTAGGTGGTTTTTGCGAGGTTTGAAGAACTTTCTTGGTTTGTTTGTTCTAGTGTGTCAGAATCCATCCATCATTCCATCCTAGTTCTTTTCTGTACTTCCAGAAACTTCCATTGACATTTCCAAAGTCAAAACCACATTCATCAATGATTCTTCCATTTCTGACTGAAATCCATTCACCTGGTCCAAAGAAGGGATGTGTAAGAAGAAGACCTTCTTGCATCTTTTCAATTGCTTGTTCCTTTGTGAATATTTGGGTTGTGGTGGTTGTTTGTGACATGGTTTGTTTCTTTGTTGCAAAGATAATCAATTGAAAGATGAAATCAATTTTTATTTATAAATATATTATTTATTTATTACTTTCTTTCTTTAATGCTAAAGGGGTGCTTGTAGCCACCCTATTGAATAGGCTAAAAAAAGACAGTTTTATTCTGTTTGCTTGAAGAATAATTGAAAATTTTGTATTTGATTATCAACACATTAAGCATTCTTTATGAAAATAATCACAAAAAAACTTGACAAGTCATAAAATAAAAGTAATTTAGCACCGAATTAATAATAAAACAAAATCATGATACAAATATCACAACCAGAAAAAACAGTTTTAGTTCACTATGGAAAACTACTTCAGATGAACATGATTGAACAAGGAAGATCAAAAGAATTTGTGAAGACACTTCTTGGATATGCTTCTTATGACACACTAAATTCACGTTTAAAGGATGCAAAGTTTTCCTTTGATGAATTGAGAATGCTAACTGAAAAAGGTTTGTTGTAATGGGAACAGCGCTTTTATTCATTGCACTAATAGCATTGTATGCAATGCTAGTGACAATCCAAATAAGAAAGGACAAAAATGAAAAGTGAAACAACACCACACACCATCTTGTCTGTTCACTATGGAACGCATTCAGCAAATAGGGTGACAACCATTGAAGAATTCAACAAGGATGCTGAATTTATGATTAAAGTCAAAGCACTGTTCCTGGAAGCAGAAATGAGGTGGCGCAATGATCCAACTGAATTCAGAAGATCTGTTGCAGATAGGGTGAAGAAATGGTGCTTCACCAAGTCAAATGAGTTGAGAAACAAACACTGGAAAAAAACAAATTGAAATGGAAACACTTTTGAAAGATCTTTTAAGGCTTGAAGAACAGTTGAAGAACTTGAACCCACATTCAAAAATGAAATGTGTCATCACAGCAAACAGTGTTGGTGAACTTGCAGCAGTATCACAGTGCAACAGATTCAAGAAGTTGAAAGTTTATTCACCATTTCAACAGTCACCAACACAAGACTTCTTTTTCTTTACCTATGCTTTACCAGAAAGACCAAACACAATAATTGTTGTCAAAGCAAAACTTCAATAAAATGACACACCACACACTTGAATTCATAAACAAAAAGGACATAACAGAAACATTCAACAAGTTCTGTGAACAAGTTTACTTTGGAAGAAACATTCTTTTGATGGAATCAAAGATGCACACAATGAAATTTCTTGCTGAAGTTTCAAATGTAAGGATGCACACAGTTGTTCAATGTTATGACAATGCTTCACAATTTACTTTTCTGAACTAATATGGAAATACAAACTAAAATTGAACTTGAACTTCCAAGATTTGAAGGTGACAAGTATGCTGAAGAATTAGCACTTTATGAATCAACCAAGAAGAATAAAGACTTTCATCCAGTCTTCTTCTGCTTTCTTCCAAGCACAAAGAAATTTTCTGCAACAAGGTTTGCAAGTGAAAGCCTTCTGAAATCTTTTGGCTTTCAGATTATACACCACCAAGAATAATTGTTGATTTTCTTACATGGTGGTGTGAATTGGTGGCGAAAGTGAAGGTTCTTTGGATGAACAAGGAAGCCAATTCAAATGAATTAATAATTAAATAAAACATGAAAAACATGAAAACAACAACAGAAATCACCAAAGAAATTGACAGCAAGGTTCTGTCAGTTATTGGAAGCAAAAAAATTGCTGGATTTGAAAAAGCACACCTGGTTGCAAGCGCAATTGAACATTTGAAAACAATGTTGACACCAGAATACATGAAACCTATTATGGCGCTGCAAGGAAACAAACTAGGTTTCAGAACAGACAAAGACAAAGTTGGTGGATATGACATGACTGTTGTTAAGAACTGTTTGATTGAAGCTGTTCTTGTTGGACTTCAACCAACTGGAAACCAGTTCAACATCATTGCTGGCAACATGTACCCAACAAAAGAAGGATGTGGATATTTGCTAAACAATTTTAATGGACTGAAGTTTGAAATCATTTGTGGACTTCCAAAAGTAAATTCAGATAAAACTGGTGCAGCTGTTGATGTGAACATTAAATGGACACTGAATAATGAATCAAATGAAAAAGTGATTCCAATTCCAATCAAGATTGATTCCTATGCTTCAGTTGATTCCATCATTGGCAAAGCAACAAGAAAAGGACGGGCATGGCTTTTGTCAACAATCACTGGTGTTGAAATTACAGATGGTGAAATTGAAGATGCAACACACACAGTTGTTTCTTCTGAAACACCAGAACAAAAGATCAAGAAATTAAAAGACTTGAAAGCTGAAGGAAACCAAATAAATGCTGAATTATTATGATGGAAGCGCACAAGTATAGAAATCTAAGCAATGAAGAAAAGGAAGAATTATTTTCCAATTATCTTCTTGATAGCTGGTCTTTTTCAAAAGTAGATTCATTTGCAAGAAATGAAAAAGCATTTGAAATGAATTATGTGTATCGTGAACCAAGCAAATTTTCTGCTTCTTCTGTTGCTGGAACAGCATATCATTCAGCCTTGAAGCTTTATTTTTCTGAATTGAAAGATGGTGTCAAGATTGATGTTGCTGACATGCAAATTGTAGCAATTGAAGAAATTGAAAAGGTGAAGCCAAACAAATGGAAGACACAGAAAACAACACCAACAATTGAAGAATGCAGAAAGAAAGCAACAGAAGTTGCAATTGCATTGATCAACAACTTCCTTTCAGATGTGTCTGTCTATGAAGGTGATATGAAGGAAATCATTTCTGTTGAAGTTTATTGTGACCAGTTCTTGACAATCAATGGTGTTGACATTCCGCTTCCTTGTCATTCAATTATTGACTTGGTCATCAAAACAAATGAAGATAAAATTGTTGTCATTGACCACAAATCAAAGTCAAGCTTTTCAGATGAAAAGGAATTGAAGTTTTCAATTGGCAAACAAGCAATCACCTATGTCAAGATGTTGGAAACACAAAATGACATCCATGTTGATGAAGTTTGGTTTGTTGAAAACAAGTATTCACAGAACCGCGACAAGTCACCACAGTTGAATTGTTTCAAAATGATTCTTGACAAAGACACTAGAAGGTTGTATGAAGCACTTTTGTATGAACCACTAAAAAGAATGCTTGAAGCCATTTCAAATCCAGATTATGTGTATCTAATAAATGAAGCAGACAACTTTGTTGACAAGGCTGAATTGTATGAATTCTGGACCAAGACAATGATTTCTGAAGTTGAAGATTATCAGATACCAGAAAACAAAAAGGAACTAATTTCAAAAAGGCTTCGCAAAATTCGGGATGCTTCAATTGGAACAATCAATCCAAAAACAATAAAAGAGTTCAGAAGAAACGCTGCTGCATTCATTCAATACGATCTAACAAATAAAGACATGACCAAAGAAGAAAAAATTGAACACACACTGAACACACTTGGAATCAAAGTAAACATTGCACACACATTCAAAGGATATTCTTCAGACACATTCTTGATCAATGTTTCATCTGGAACAAACCTTTCAAGTGTTCAGAAATACAAACTTGACATTGCAAGCGCATTGAATGTGTCTTCAATTAGAATGATGAAAGATTTGTTTGTGTATGAAGGGAAATCATATCTTGCAATTGAATCTGGAAAACAAAGGGAACAAGATTTGCTTTTTGATGCAACACTTGTTGATGGTCAAAAGATTCCAATTGGTGTTGACAACTTCAACAAAGTAATTTATTGGGACACAGACAATGCTTCAACACCACACATGTTGATTTGTGGTTCAACTGGTTCTGGAAAATCTGTCTGCATCATTTCAATATTTGAGTACGCAAAACTAATTGGATTCACTGACATTGTTTTGTTTGATCCAAAGTTTGAATTCACAAGGTATGCTGGCAAAGGAATAAAAGTTTACAATGACATTGATGACATTGAAAAAGCAATGGAAGAACTTGTTGTGACAATGAATGAACTTGTGAAGACAAGTGGGAAAAGAAAAACACTTGTTGTGTTTGATGAATTTGCAGATGCTGTTGCTTCTTCTAAAAGTGGAAATGCTTTGAAAATTTATAAAGAAGTTCCAGAAGGAACATTTGCAAATGGAAATATAAAGTACAAAAGAGTGCTTGCAGAAACAAAGAAGTCTTTGGAAGAAAACTTGAAGATTCTTCTTCAAAAAGGAAGATCAAGTGGTTTCAGAATCATTGCAGCAACACAGCGCGCTTCTGTCAAAGTCATCACTGGTGATGCTAAAGTGAATTTTCCAGTTCAGATTTGTTTCAAAGTTCCAAAAGAAACAGATTCAAAAGTTGTCCTTGATGAAGCTGGTGCAGAAAGTTTGTCTGGAAAAGGTGATGGACTTATGAAGTCACCAGATTATTCTGGTGCAGTTAGATTTCAAGCATTTTACAAATCATAGATATGGCATTCATCAAATTCACTGGCAACAGCAAATTCAATCCACAACCAAAACCAGAAGCAGTTCTGAAGAACAAGGTTGTGTTAAAAAAAGAAAAGAAACCAACTGGTGAAAAGACAGTGTTTCAATCCATCTGGGATAAAAGACCACACAAATCACAAATAAGTGGTGAAAAGATTTCAGAAGCAAAAGCAACCAACTTCTTGCATGTGCTGGCAAAAGGACAAAATAAGTTTCCTTTGTTTAAGCTGGAAGAAGAAAACATTGTTCTTGGAACAGAAGAAGAACATTTCATCTGGGATAATGCAAGACATTTGATTCCACCAAATCACAAAGGATGGAAGAAGCTTATTGAAAAAGAATCATTGCTGAAGGAAAAATACAGACTACTTTCACAAATTAATGGTGTTAAAAAAATATAATCATGACAGATAAAGCACAAGAAATTGAAATCAGTCAAGAAGAACTTGACAACTTCAAGAAAGATCACACAGTCATCAACCGCGCGCTTGTGATGAAAGCACTGGAAGAAGTTTCAAGTGAACACTTTAGTCACCTAAAAAGAAGAAGTGCAGCAGAACAGACCATTGTTGGAAATATGACAATGGTATTGCTTGAAGATTTGTTGAAAGAAATAAAAAAAATAAAAACACAAACCTTGTAATATGCCAAAACAATTTTCATATCTTCCATATTTTCAATTTAAACCTTCAGACTGGTTGACTGGTGACATTCAATATTGTTCACTTGAAGCAAAAGGTCTTTTTTCTGACATCTGTGCTTTCTATTGGCAAAGGAAATGCACAATGACACAAGTTGAATTGTATAAAAAATTTAAACATGAAAAACTTCTTGAAGAATTGATTCATCAAGAAGTCATCAAGATTGAAGATGGTGATGTTGTGATTGAATTCCTTCTTGACCAGTTTGAACTTCTGCACAAAGAACACAAAAGAAATGTCACCAATGGAAGAAAAGGTGCTGAAGTTAGAAAGCAGAATCAAGAACGGAAGCAAGTTACACATGATCCACTTCCTGGATTCCATCTTTCAAGTATAGAAAAACAACCAGAAGGTGTCTTTTTCAGAATAGGAATGACACTTCACAGAACAAATGTTTCTGAATATGTCAAGAATGAAATGTCAATTCACACAGAACAATTCATGATGACAATGAAACCAATCACCATTGATCAAGTTCTGAAACAAATGGACACTGATTATCTTGGTTATTCATTTAACAATCACAACCATGTCATCAAGGCTTTTGATAAGATTGCAAAGGATATGAAGAACGGAAAACAAAACAACTTCAAGAATAATGAAACACCAACAAAATTGTCTTATTCAATTAACCAAAAATAACGTTTTGCAGATTACAGCAGGTGGGGCTTTACACCACAAAATATGAACTGAAAAACTAAATTTGATATGAATACAAATGTTGATACAAAAACGGAAACCCCCACTTGCTGTAATGTGCTGTTAGCACCAGTACGGGTTTTAAACCTTTATGCTTGTCTTGGCGGTAATCGTTACAAGTGGGATGAAGTGGCAAATATTGAAGTAACTGCGGTTGAATATGATGCTGAAATTGCAAAAGCATATCAAGAGCGTTTTCCAAATGATAAAGTGATACTTGCAGATGCACACCAATATTTACTTGACCATTACAAAGAATTTGATTTTATATGGAGTTCGCCACCTTGTCCAAGCCATAGCAAAATTAGAATTACTCAAAAAAGTAGAGAAACATTTACGCCTTTATATCCTGATATGAAATTGTATGAAGAAATTATTTTTTTAGATAATCATTTT